TTTATGAAAGCGCAGAAAGGTTCAGAAAAGAAATTGCAGGTAAAGAGATTCAGGACATAGGTCACATTAGCATTTCGATTGGTATTGCTTCTTGGCCAGACAGTTCTAAAAATATTCTAGACGTTTTGAAAACTGCCGATAACAATCTTTATCGGGCGAAAGACGATGGACGCAACTGTGTGCGTTACTAATTTGATTTTTCAGATTTATAGTTAAATAAATGGTGCGCTCAGCGTGCATATAATTTGTATTATAAATAACTGTAATTTAATTAATTTTAATTATTAAAATATTCATGTAACGCAACCTGTAACGCATAAAGGAAAATCAATACCCCTTTCCGAATAGCGGGGCTAGAATCCGGGGCGCATAAAAAAGCCCTCACTTGGAGGACTTCTCAACGATTGAAATCACAGCTTTATGCCTGGACTGACAATCTACATATTTACGCCGGTCATCCACCATCACCTGCAGTACTTCTTTTGCCTGGCCAGACTTTAATTCCAGTAGATCAGGACAAGGCGTTTTAAGGTTTGCTGGAATTACCAGCGGTATTGACTGCTGACACCCCGTCATCATCAAAGCAATTAGTGTGGATATAAACAGGACGTTCCACGATCTTTTGCACTTCACGTGTAATAACTTCGGTTTTGACGCGCTCAACTTCTTTTGATTCCTCATATTCTTCACCTGCCTTGTTGGCCAGCTTCTGTGCTTCCTTTTCAGCATCAAGATATGGCTTTAGCTTTTTATTGATTTTGTCCTGGCATGTCGTTTCAGCTTTTCGTAAATCACCGGCTAAACGATTGGCCTGAAATAGCTGGCAAAGGATCACGATGCAAAGCACCACAATCAAGGACCAGCGTTTGTTGTTCCAGATCAGCAATAGAAATGGCATCTAGTTCACCCCCATGCATTTGTTGTAGCGCTCAACTTGTCGGGTCCACACGCCATAGCAATTGTTAGAACGAATACTGCAGTCACGCTTGGCCACATATTTCCACTTCAAAAGTGACTTACACGCCTGTGTATATTCACGCGCTTTCAAATGACGGAGCATTGACGATCCAGACCAAGCACCAGTGCCGTACTGGTATGTGAAATCCAAGTACAGATCATATTCATGCTGTGAAATTGGAATATTTAGAACTGTTTTATTGAAGCGTTGTGCATCTTTATCCATATGCAATTTGAGATATTCAAACGCCTGTTTACGGTCAATCGCTGGATCAGTCATTTTGACGCGCACACCGTTTGGATAGACCGTGGTGCCGTGGCCAATAGTTGGTACATCACCTTTAACCGGAATCACTGGCTTAGATGTATAGCCTTCTTTTTGCGCTGTGGCTTGTACCTGTTCTTCACTTGGACCAGTGATCCACATCCCAGCGGCAAGCACCAGAGAAGAACCAAGCACATAGTATTTAGTCTTGTTTGACATCGTAATATTTCTCCCATTGCTCTACTTTTAGTTTGTGAATCTCATCGGCTCGCTTGTTCTCAAGTCGCTTGTAGTACCAGTTCACAACGAAGCCACCTAAAGCAATCGTGATACCCAGCCAAGCTAGAACGTCGATTGATGCAAGGTATGCGACAAAACCAGAAGCGGCCCCTGCATACGTTGTTTTTGATGCAGCGGACGAAACAGTCGCTGCCATTTCCATTACTGCTGATTTCTGATCGGACATGCCGCCCCCAATTATTTTTGACATTAAAAAACCCCAATCTCATTAAAGATTAGGGTTGGTGAGTGTTTGTTGGGTGATAAAAGTCATTTAACTTTTAGCACTTAGCCTTTAGAATAAATTCGATTTTTTATCGAAAAATACAAAATATTATGAGTCAAAAATTTAGATACGATATAAATGGGCTGAGAGCATTTGCTGTAGCTCTGGTTGTGCTGTTTCATTTTGGAGTTTTTGGCTTCTCTGGGGGCTTCATAGGGGTGGATATATTCTTTGTCATATCTGGCTTCCTAATGACAAAAATAATTATTTCGGGTATAGAAAAAAATCAATTTAACTTTTGGAAATTCCTAATTTCTCGAGCCAACCGAATTATTCCAGCTTTAGTTTTTTTAATTTTAGTTGTTACTTGTGTTGCCTGGTTTACACTTCTTCCACAAGAATTTAAAGATTATTCAAAACATGCAATTACAAGTCTAGGTTTCATATCCAATCTACAGTATTTCAGAGAGTCTGGATATTTTGATGCAAGCTCTCATGAAAAGTTGCTTCTTCATACCTGGTCATTATCCGTAGAGTGGCAGTTTTATATCCTGCTACCTCTTGCCTTACTTTTAGTTCATAAATTATTTAAAAATATAAATACCTTAAAAGCATTATATCTTTTTGGCTTTATCGTTTCTTTTGGCCTTTCTGTCTATATTAGCCAAGTTAATCAATCTGCCGCATTCTACCTCCTACCAACTCGCGCTTGGGAAATGATGGCAGGCGGATTAATTTTTCTATTTTTCAGTAATGCTAACTTTAAGCCATCATCAAAAAAAGCTCTTGAGTTAGTGGGGTTTGGTTTAATATTTCTCTCAACTATCTTTTTTACGAGTGAGAGTGTTTGGCCTGGCTATAATGCACTCATTCCTGTATTTGGGACATTTCTGATACTCTTAGCTGCCAATAACCAATCATTTTTTACAAATAATAAAATCGCTCAGTTTTTAGGAAATACTTCATATTCAATTTATTTATGGCATTGGCCTATTGTTTATTATCTGGGTTATTTTGAAAAACAAAACAATGCATCGTGGATTGTATTTGCAATTGGGTTATCTATTTTATTGGGATGGCTATCCTATCGTTTTATTGAAACAACAACACGAAAAGGCTTATCTAACTTAAATTTAACAAAATCTTATATAGCGACAATTTCTTATTTAATTTTGCCAACTTTGATGCTTGGTCTAATTTTTATAAAAGGAGGCGTCCCAGATCGATTAGATGAAAAGACCTTAGCCATAAGTGCTCAAGCCAACAACATGAATCCTGACCGAATTAAATGCCATGCCACTATGACAACTAAGCTTCCTGAATGTGTATATAGCGGTAAAAAAGTAGGGTTAATTGTAATTGGAGACAGTCATGCTGATGCAATGATTCGTTCAGTCGAAAAGGCACTTCCATCTAAAGATATTGGTGTTCTGGATTGGACCTATAACTCATGTAGAACAATAGCTGATGTTAAAAGAGTAAATTCCCCGGGTTTCTATTGTGGAGAGGTAAACAGGTATATTCTTAATAATGTTAAAAAGTACAAAAATGTACCTATTTTAGTAATTAATCACCTTCAATCAACCTTCCCAAATGATGATAAAAGATTATCAAAAACACCTCAGGATTATATGACTGAGCCGCATAAAACATATAGTGAATCTTATTTTAACGAAATGGAAACTGCTTATATAAATACTATTTGCAAACTCGCAGAAAATAATCCAGTTTACTTGACCTCGCCAACGCCTGTGTTTAAATTCAATATCCCTAAAATACTCGGACATAGAAATATCACAGGTAACGACAATAGAGCCTATATAAAATATAGTGATTTTATTAATATGAATGCAAAAGCAATAAATATTCAGAATAAAATCACAAAGAAATGTGACGTTGAAATATTAAATACATCGGAGTATTTTTGCGATAATTCAAAATGTTATGCAGATAAACAAGGCATTCCTTTATATTATGATGATGATCATTTAAGCATTTATGGAGCAGATCAATTAATACCCCTATTTAAAACAGTATTTTAAAAGAAATCCCGGCTATAAAAGCCGGGATATTTATTCAAACCACAAACTCGGCATTCGTAATTTCAGTATTTTCAAATGTCGCAGTGCTGCTGTAAAGAACACCGCCTGTTCTGTGCTGCCGTATTTTATTAAATGCACTGTCTTTAATTGGGCCTGAGATCTTAAGGGGTGTTATCGATTGATTTGACTCGATACCGTTCACAGTAACATTAAATAAGTCCCCCATTACTGCTGGAGTGCCATATCCAGAACTAATTAAGACAATCGCATTTACAAAAACCCCACCACTATCTGAAACATTGTCAATACTGATACGCCCAACCTTAGACCCACCAGACGCAAGTAATCTAATGCCGTGATGTTGACCTTTACCACTGATGTTTGAGATTTGAATGTCTTCAATATCTCCACCAAAACCTCGGTCATCGTACCCGCCGACTTGCAAGGGGTAGATATAATTGCCGGATGGGTGTTGAGTGACAAAATTCTGAATTGCTGAAAGTGCAACCATGTCGTCAGAAGTCGATCCAGTAATGTTGTAAATCTTGCCGTGTTTACAGCCTTGCCTAACGTCTACACCGTCACCATTTTTAACATTTGTGTCGAACTTAATGTTGAACACTTCAAAGTTCTCACAACCGTGTTCTTGCGAAATCGCCCAGCAAGTTGTTTTTTCCATGGCGAAGTCGTGAAGTTTATAATCTTTAACATTAGCAAGTAAAATTGCCATTGTTCTCCAACCGTACCAGTCGCCAACCCATGGCACAGGGTCTCCGCCAGCGATTGGGTGTGGTGCGGTATATGGAACATCGGGGCCGCTTACTTTTGCCAAGTCTTTTGATTTACCAAAAATACGGATATTTTTATTTTCCCGCAGTTCTAATGCGTTCTTAGATGGATCGGGGTTTGGGATGATGCCATCGTTGCGAAATACATTATCAAAAACACCATCAGCTAGTTTTACAGTTGCTTCATTTAAATAAATCCAGCAGTTGTCTGGAAGTAAAACTGCTGAATTTCGCAACCACACTCCAGACCCTAAATCTAAGATTCCCCAACCGCGTTTTTTAATAAAAGCAATAGCGGCATCAATTTGTTCGTGTTGTGTAGCTGCAGGGAAATCTGAGATTTTTAAAATGTCGCCCTTATTGAAAGCATCCAGCATAGCCGCACTTTTTTTACCATAGAAACCGTTATTGTCTTCAGCTAATATTTCTAATTTTGAAATATCTTCTTTTAGATCAGTGTAAACATATTCAACTGTTTTATGCTTAGACTTGGCTACTATTTTAAGGGTTTCAGTCTCAAATTGATTTAAATAGGGAATTGTATAGGTCCTATAGGCCCAAACTGCATTTTCAGGGATTAATAATACTCCATTCCCATAGAACGTACTGATAGCAATTTTATTTAAATCAGCATCGGTAAAAACCCATTTCCAATTAGGTCCGGGTACAGTTCCGGTAATGGTAAGAGACTCCATGCCTTGGACGTTAATTTTTAAATGGCTACTATCAGTATTTGGTCTTAGTATAGAACCAGTCTGGTCGGTGTTTATAAACCCGCCATAAATAGGTGAAATAACAACATTTGAAATTGGAGAACCGTTTGCTAAATAGTCCACTTCATTTTCTAAAGTCGAAATCTGAAGCTGTAACGGATCTAACTTGTATTCTCCTGAAATTATCATGCCCGGGTTTTCAGAAGTATCCGAGCTGGCATTAAAATAAGTTCTATAGGCCCAAACTGCATTTTCAGGGATCACATATGTTCGGTTTCCTTCATGTGTGCTGATAGAGATACGTTTTAAATCAGCATCGGTAAAAACCCATTTCCAGTCTGAAACATCTGTTCTAGCTCCGGTAATGGTAATAGATTTAAAATCAGAAACTTTGATTTTTAGATATTTGTCATTAACCCCAGGCAGTAGAAATGCTGGATTTGAAGCTACTGTATTTAGACGAGCTCCAGTAATGGGGGTATATACAATATCCGGTGTCTTAGTTGTGCTGTAATTAATTTCATTTACAGCGTCCGTATAACTCTTTGCATTCGCTTCCGCAGCATTAGCTTTGGTTGTTGCGTCTGCTTTGGCCTGCGTCAATGGATCATAAGCACTTTTTGTCAGTGTTGTGCCGTTCCATTGGTATGTACCGTTGTTTGATGCTGTTGGATCGTTTGTAACTTCAACAATTGTATTTGCAGGAAGTGACGCTTGAGCGGCCTGTGCGAGAGCGAGTGTTTGATAGGCTTTATGGCCGCCTGCGATGGCGGTAAGAGATGCATCAATATTATCCGCATACTGCTTTGCTAGGTCTTTAGATGAATTAGCACTTGTTGCAGATGAAGCCGCTGCACTTGCTTGTTCTGTAGTGTTGGCTAGTAGTGTTTGAGATTGAGCAACATTATCCTTAACCTCTACTGCAAATGCGGCAGTATCATCACGCAGGGATTGAGCCTGTTCTAGTGTCTCCTCCATTGCCGTAAGATTCACATCATCTCGGAATTTTTGAATCTTGAGATCAAGCAGCCAATCTCTAACACCTAATTCCTGAATCTTCCACCATACTCGATCGAAATCGTTATTAACGGCTGGCGGACGGAATGAATTGTTATATGACTGGTAGTCAGTGGTTCGGCTAAATGGTGTATTGCGCTGTAAGGTAATCTTTTGCCCAGATGTCGGTGCGGCAGTGAATACCACATTTCCATCAATTAAACTCCACGTCTCAATCGGTGGTTCAATCTCATCCATCAATACAATTAAATGATCTTTTGATTCACACTGAAATCCTAGCGAAAAGCTGGTTGTGACACCATTCCCGGTATGTTCGATATACGGCGTTTGTTCTGGAACTGCCATGATCTGCCCCTAATTTTCAAAGTCTAGAGTGGCTTCAACTACGCCACCATTTGTTCTCCAATTAGGGCTTTCATTGACCTCATTATTTCTGTGTATTTTGCCTACGCGTTCCGGTGAATCAGTCACTGCACCCGCCAAAGAATCCAGATCATCATCGGGCTGTTCAGTAATTGCAGGGTTAAACATACGCATATTTTTATATTGTCTTGAGCTGTTTTCGCCTTCTTCTGGTGTATCAATCACAGATGTATGCACCCATAAAAGACCAGACATTAACGGCCCTTCCAGTGCTTCAAGAATGCGTTTATTTTTATTCCCTACACTGTGTTCTTCCTTTACGCCACAACGGATACGGCGTGCTTTCAATGCACCTTTCAAGGCTGCCGGTGCAAAGTTGCCAATGCCATTAGTCTCAATCGTTAGGCTTGGTACATTGAATTGCTCAATCAGGTCGCAAAGCTGCCATACCTGACCACCTATGATATTTCCTTGTGCGTCATGAGTAACGACATCGCCAGTCAGTGCAACGGATCTATGCCAATACTTGGCACCAAAATCATCATGCAGCACTAATGCAGTTGAGGAAATATCGGATTTAAGTTTGCCGGATGATGGGTCCCATCTAAACGTAACCCCCACAATCTGACGATCCCCAAGCATCATGATGTACTGGCCATTGGCACGTCTTAAAACTGGTTCGCAGTCATAAGGAATCATCTTATCTGGATCTAGACGAACTTCGCCCACCGGCTTGGCATGCATCTGGTACTGTGAATCCCATTCATTTAATGTCCGGCATTCTCTACGGCGCTCTCCCATGACTTTCGGTGTAAAGCGTTCAGGCCATAGTGATTCACTGTATAAGTCGATCAGGTAGTGCGTTTCCTTTAGAACGATCTTAAAGGTGCTGCCAATCTTATAAACAGCATAATCTTCATCACGTGTGAGCAGCTTGGCGGTATGACTGATCCCACTAAATACATAAACCGGATCGAAGTCGGATAAACACTCACTGATATTTTCAAAGCGCTTTTCTTTTTCAAACATTTTAAGAATCATGCATTTTGCACCCTGTTTTTGTACTTGGGTATAAAGTGAATCATGGGTATGCGGTGTGCCGACAAACAACTTTTGCCCACCAGGAATAAGGATGTGCGTCTGCTCAGATAGGCGATAGCGCAGCTTTTCACGCGCTTCAGGTGTGCCGATGTTGGCCGGCATTTCAACGTCATCGTTTTGAATCTCATGCGCACGTGCACCAGTCACGTTGGACAATACGCCACGCGCATGCAGTGAGCCATGCCGCACATCTTCCGATCCAGTCACCCACCACTTTTGAAGCTCACCACGTTCTTTAAATACGCCAAACAACTGACACAGCGGATGCTTTTCAATGACTTGCTGAGTACCACGGCTACACTTTGAAGCATCCCCATCAGTTGCGCCCTGGTGCAGAATCAACCGATTTCGATCAATGAATAGCTTCCATGCGTTATAAATATCTAGAATCGTGGATTTGCCGTGACCACGTGGCATCATCAATAAGCCAAGTGATCCGTAATTTTCCAAGAAATCACAGACATCCAGGTGAAAATCCGGTACATCCCAGCCCATTGCCTCTGCATAGACCAGAAAGAAAGCAGCAAAGCTGACCTTGATCATGTATTAGCTCGGTCGTTGCTTACGTTCTTCCAGTTTTTTGGCCACACTTTCAAGCAATGCAGCCGCCTGTGCTTCTGGTGATACCTTTCGATCACTTCCATCGCCAGCTGACAATTCATCATCCAGCAAGACGCGGTTCAGTTTCTCCATGCAGGTCAGGGCTTCTTTTGCACCTTTGTATAACCAGACCTTATCGCCACGGCCTTTTTTATCGAAAACATCCTGACCATAAGCTTCAGTCATTAGATCGACCGCATCCGTGCCGGCCATTTCCATGCAGAGTTTTAATTTCTCTACTGTTTCAGGCTTTAGAAAACGTAACTTCTTTACATCCGACATAAAAAATCCCCCGTATATAAGCCATATATACAGAGGATCTAAAGCAGCTTTGTTGGGTGTCCTACTTACTGCACGACACGTTCAAAATCAGGCATCTGAATATCACCTACATCATCACCCCAGAAGCGCGTCCGGTCGTGCTGACGTTCGGCTTTACGTAATAATTTTTCACGATACCCTGGTGCAATCATGTCCTGCATTTCATCAAATACCATTCGATTAGTCGCGGCTTTGGTGTACCACAAGTTTTGTGCAGGAATCTTGCCTTTTAAAGCTTTAAATGCTTCATTGGCTGCGTTGGTATCTTTATCTTGATAATACTGAGTAAAGTTACCCACTGTTAAGCCAGCAACCGTTTTTACATCATTACCGAAAGGCCCAACCATAAAACTATCAAGACCGCGGCCAGTAGTATCTTGACCAGCCACTAAAATATCACCAATGAATGACAAGCCACCGCCTTGAACTGCGGAACGTGTGAAAAAGTTAATCGCCTTTTGTGGGTCGTTTTCATCATACATAATCTGCGGATCATTCCCACTGGCAATTTCTTTTAGTTGAACAACCAATGCCCCGAGTGCTGTAGTCATTGCAAATAATGAAGCCAGATATGCCGCCTTTGAAGTTCCCTTATCCAATGACATTGCGCGACTACCATGGCGCATTAAAAATGCTGTTGGGAAAGATTTAAATTGCGTCATGCTTCGCCAAATCTCGCCACCAATTGTTCCTTTCTGCCCGATCTGTAGCATTGTTCGTTCACGCAGTCCGGCTTCAATAACTGCCATGCCTTGTTCATCAAGTAAATGCGCCTGAAACTGTGATGCAATTTCATCCTTAACTTTTTTAGGGTCACCAAATGCTGTTAGTTTATTATCTGGAATTTCATAAATAGAACGTGCCGACATCAATTGATTGCCGTTACGGTCCACTACAGGATCTGCAAGCTGCATCACTTGCCATGCTCTTTCACTTAAGCCAGTACCTTGTAGCAACTCCCGATCCAGTACATCTAAATCATTCCAGTCTTTTGTCCGGGTAAGTGTTCCGTATTTATCCATCAGAATTTTGGTAAAGCCAACTTTTGAGGCTGCAGTTAAAGCATTTAAGCCGGAAACACGTAAAACTTGAGTAGCCAGCGAGCTAGAGGTTCTTGCGATTGCTTCAGATTTACCATGAACCGATGTCAAACCATCATCAGCCCATCGTGCAATTGATCCCAGCATTTCTTGTGTGGCCAAACCCAAACTATGTGCAAGCTTTCGATCTTCTTTATTGGCTGGATTGAGATGTGAAACCAACTCACCAAAAGTTTTTCTATATGCAATGTTGTGTACAGAGGCCGTTTTCGCAATCATGGCTTGGTCTGTGATAGATGAAAGCGTGGTACCGCCAAGCATTGACGCAACATTCATTGAACGGTAGGCCAAGAATCCATTGGCGAGAATCTGGCTTTGTGGAGTATTTTGCCCCATAAACTCATCAAACATCATTTGTGCACGTTTACGAGACTTGCCTGTGGTGTCTGCATTTAGTCCATTCAGCCAATCTTTCTTTTCCGCAGCATCCATTAAGATTTTCATTGAACCTTTTGGGTTGCTGCCTAGGTTTTCAGCTAAAGCAATGTCTTTAGAAAGACCAATTATATGAGCCTCTACTAGGTCTACAAACGGCATGCCACCGAATTCAGACTGGTATTCCATCCATGATTCAGCATCTTTAAAATGCAGTACCCGGCTTTCAGAATGACGGCTGGTCACTTTAGAATTACCCCCGAATGACTGGCGGCCAATTTCAGTTTTATTGGCACCGTTGCTGCTCAATGTGTCGAATGAATATTCAAGTAGTTCACGGATCTCCTGCTGTGAATAGTACGTGCCATCCTCATGAACATACTTTGAAGTATCAATTAAGCCTTCAGCTTTATCTACCCAAGCCTGTTTTCCTGCTACTGCAATTTTTTCCAAGTTGTGCGTTTGTGGTAAACCCCAATCATCAAGTTTCCCAATGTCACCACCGGATCTATTGAAACGCTGACGCATGCCCTCAAAGACTTCACCCATCTTGTCGGAAATCTGCTTTGCTAAAACATCACCAGTACTGTCATTAAATCGCTCACGTACAATTTTCTGTACTAAATTCTTATCAGTAAATACCCCTAATCCACCTTTGATACTGGTATAGAACTCTACCAATTCACCCCGATAAATAGCCGCTATGCCTCTGGCTTTTGAATCAATCGATTGAATGCCTGACATATCACCATGAGCCGCGACCATGCGATCTACAACCTCACTGGCTGATAGTTTTGGATGATCAAGCTGTGCCAAGTTTTTAGATTGAGTCAAAATATCTTGTGCGGCAATTTTATGCTTTCGCTTCAATTGTTCCTGAATATCAATAGCAACTTGTTTACCCGCTTCAGTCAGTTTGTCCGCATCAGATAAATTGCGCCAGTTTTGAATATCTTTTTTTGCCAAAGATTTCATTGCATCTTTGATACGATTTTCAATATCAATAGCTTCCTGTTGGCTTAATTTGGCTTTACCGAGTGCTTTTGCTACGGCGGCCTTGCATTGGTCTTTCATAATAAAAATGCCCAGATAATTTCCATCATCTGAGCATTCATTAAGGTTTAGTTTGTTGGGTAACTTATTCCCCAAACTGTAAAGCACAACTAATTGCGGTCTGTGCTGCAAGTGTATCTTGCTCTGCTTGTTTCGCTTCTGCTTCCAGTTCATCCAGTCGTTCACGCAAGGTCATGGTGATTTCTTCCATTTCCCCATCTGGACGCATACGACTAACTGAAATCTGCTGATCCGGATTCTGCATGATGATATCTAAAGCGGCTGATTCTTCTGGCCCATCACCAAACAATGAACCTTGTCGCGGATCTCCCATGGCATCAATTTCATCAATCTTGGACTGAATATTCTCGCCAATCGCTTTTGCACTACGCTTATTCTGGTCAAAGACATTCAGGAAATCACGTGCACCAGGTGAAAGCCCATCATCGATGAGCTGCCCTTGATTTAAGTAATCATCAACACGCATGCCATTGGCTTTTAAATCACTGAGCTTTTGCGCTGCCTGTACCAAGTCTTTAGAAAGTGTATTCTGATGGCGACCACCTTGCTTCACCAGACTGTCCAGTTGTGCCAATTGCGGCGCTGCACGTAACAAGGCATTCAATACAGCCTTACTATCATCATCCAGATTCTCGGATAGTCTTGTGACAAGGCCAGAATCATCATAAGCACGCTGCATAATTGCAGATTCAATACGGCGTTTCCCCTCCTGACTTAAACGTCCGTCACCGGTAATCACTGTGCCCTGTTCTGACTTTGGCAATGCCCCTACAAAACCGCGTACAAAGTCCATAGAGCCATCTAAATTAATTGAGCCATCATTGTTGATCTTTAGCAAAGAAGCATCAGGAAGACGATCTGAGTCACTCACAGCGCGTTCGGTTGCGGAGTACTGCGCCACATCAGATTCATTCGCCAGTTTTACGAATTGCGTGCGATCGGTATCTGTTAAGCGCGTCCGGACTAAAACAGGATTATTGATACCTGCAATATCAATGCCGCGCTCTGCTGCATACTGTTCCAGAAAGGCCCGATATTCTTCAGCCTTGCCTGATTCATACGCTTTTGCAATGGCCAGTGTGCGTCCGTTACCAGACTCGACCACATTGTCCATGCCGATAATCGGAGCACCATCAGACAGTTTTGGAGATTCGCCAAGTAACTCGGGCCGTAGATCCTCAGCTATACGCTCAATCTGCTGGCGTGATGCCTCCCGGGTGCGGTCACGTGGTTGTAATTCAGATGGATAAAGTGGATTTACCCCATAGGCCAGATCATTAGATGCGATTAATTCATCCAGTGATTTGACCTCATAGGCCATGTCATAGCTTGAACCATCCATGCCGATTGCAGTACTGGTGCCATTACCACCATATCGAGCGCTTAAACTATTCCACTTGTTGCGCCATTTGCCAATCGCTTGCCCGACCGTCATGCCTTGCATGGCATTATTGGCCACAACCGCATCAGCATTCTTTGGATCGTATTTGCGGACTACATCGATCAACGGTGTATTTGGATCTGCTTTTAATACTGCAGATGCGCCACCTGGTCCAAGTAAATGCCCTAAATAATGCTCATGCGGTTGCAGTTCACGGCCAATACTTTTCTTGATATGGCTTTCTGCCTGCTTCATGTGCTTGAAGCCGATGCGGATCTGCTCATCAATATTAGCCCGATCACCACCGCCTAAATTATTCCAGGACTTATCCAGTACCTGAAATAAGCCGTGTGCGGATGATGTTGGGTTTTTGGCTGTATGGCTGAATGTTCCACCAGTTTCAATGTGTGCAATGGTTAAAGCCACATTTGGAGGAATCCCAGCTTGCTGCGCTTTACGTGCAATTGTTTTGGCATTGGTGGGTAATGACATAGCTTCGTAATTGACCGGCTTCTGCTTGTCCTCACCCTTCACTGGATGTACCACGTTTACCGGTCGACCAGCTTTTATGTTTTCAGTTGCTTCATTTAGATTTTTAAGATGATTATTATGTTGAACTGGATTGGCTGGCTTCACTGGTGCCGCAGCATCTTCAAACTGCATCTCGTTTATGACTAGCGCACTTTCAATTTGAGCGTTCTTAACCTCTATCTCATCAACACTTAACTCCCTGAATTCACCTTCAATAAAGTCTGCATTATTTCCACTACCCGAATCAGCTTCACTGCCTGAATTAGTTCCGCCGCTTGAGCGCGAACGTGCATAGCGACCAGCTCCAAATAACAAAGTATTTAACAAAAGCCCTGTACTTACGCTCTCGTAAGTAATTTCGTATTTTTTAGCCTGCTGTTCATATCCTTCTAATTTAAGTATTTCACCACTTGTGTACTGTCCACCTGTGGTGATTGCTGTTGCACCACCAATCGATAAGGCGGCATCACCAACTAGCCCACCCGCACCCTTAAAGCCATACGATAGCGGCAAGGCTGTAGCACCACCTGCAATAACCCCATCAACCACTGATACTTTTGCTGCAGTAGTTGGGTCAACACCTTTGTGGGTCAATGCCTCATAACTATAGTTTGTTTCCGATGTTCCAGTTAGGGCAACCGCACCTGGCAAGCCTCCAGTTGCGCCACCTATAAGTGCACGGGTAAGATAATCACTTAAGTTAAAGCCAATACTACCGATTAGTCCGGTATTTTCCTTATCTTCAAGTTGCTCAACCTCCATGACTAGGATGTCTTTGCGCTCTTTATTCTTTGCAGCATGAACTTCTATGAATGATGGCTCACGTACATCTAGTGCACCATCTAAACCATCATTCAGCGTGTCATTGATACTATACTCAAGATGATCTTTTACACGTTCAAAAGGTTTAGCCACAGCATCAACAGCCTTTACTGTGCCTGCTAAAACACCGCGTGGAATGGAACTACCCGCCCCAGCAAATAACCCGGGCCCTTTTTTATATTGAGTAGGGTTATGTGTAAGCCCACTCATATTGAGTTCATCAACCTGCTTTTGATCATCAGTGGAGTATTCAGATAACCAGTTACTCATTACTTGGTCACTCCATCAGGCATGTTCATATAAAACAGCGGTGTGCCACGCTCATTGATCAGTGCATAGCGGATCTGACCTTTAGGGCCGTTCTGGCTTTCACGACGTAAACGCAAGTCTTTAAGTTCAGCTTCTGAAGTCTGGTATTTCTGCGCAATCGCCGCATAGCGAGTATCTAAAATACTTTCAAAACGGTCATCATCCATTCCGTATGGTTTGGATACCTTCCATGTCTTTTGATTGCCGTATTTCACACCCTGTTCATATACGCCACCAGTAGCCAGACTTAATGCAGTACTGGTTAGCTCTTTACTAATATCGTCCTTGTCTTTGTGCTGATAACCATTGCGTTCAGACAAATGTGCATAGATCGATTTAAATGCCGCAAAAGACATATTCGCCGTGGCACCTGATACGGTACTACCAACATACTTATTGAATTCGGCCTTGAGCAGATCATCCTTAGGCATCACCAGTGCTTTATTTTTTAATGCCTGTGTACCTGAAACGATAGCCACCGCAACATCTTCACCATCACGTGAACGATAATTATTGGCACGCGCTACACCTGCCATAAGATAAGAAAGATCACCACCGCCTAACTGCCCCAGCGTAGCCGACCAGATAGTATTTCCCTTTGGAACGCTTTTGGTTTGCTGAATCAGATTGCCGATAAAATCCAGTTTTTCATTTACAGACTTGGCTTCAAACGCTTGTTTGGCTTCGGCCAGATCCTCAGACGCAATAGGCTTGATCACCAGATTGGGATCTTTTAATGCGATCTGACTGACGGCGTTATCCACGACCTTTTCAGCAAAGCCACCCGGGTTGGTTTTCAATTCCATGCCTGTGAGCTGATGGGTTTGCA